AAGTTTCTTCTTCAAAAGCAATGCTGCCCTAAACTTCATCCATTCAGAAGGCTTTAGTTTCGCTACTACTCTATGTGTTGATTTTTCTTCCACAAAACATATCTTACATAAAGTATATAAGTATGCAATAAAAAAATTGCAGTCACCTAATATATTTGATAATTTATAAAGCATGACATCAGTTCCAATCTACGGACTTCCAATCGAGGGATACATCCACCAGTATGACTTTAACTGGAAAAAAGGCACACATCAAATAGCTATCGAGCTTGCTATGTTTAGAGAAAAGATCACTAAACGAATCCCTGCTGATATTGGTGGAGTTGATACATTCTTTCACTTTAAACGAATAGCTAAGGCATTTTGGCCTGAGAAGGATAATAAAGCACCAGCTAACTTTATATGGCATCCATGGGCAGATAGGATGATTCAAGCGGCATGCAAGCATGACTACATAGCAATAGCAGGGTCAGGTGGATTCGGTAAGTCGGAGGCATTTGCTATATGGGCTATTATTAATTATCTAGCAGATCCAGAGAATACAATTGTTCTAGCTACATCAACAACTATCAAAGCATCTAAACAGCGTATTTGGGGTAAGATTGTAAAGTACTGGACTGTATGCGAGAAGCTAGGGCTTCCAGGTAAACTAATCGACTCATTAAATACAATTAGGTACATAGACAAAAATGGAAAAGCTACTCAAGGCGATCTATCTGGAATCACTCTAATCCCTGGTGAGAAGAAGAAAGAAAAAGATGCTACTGGAAAGATGCAAGGTATCCACCAAAAGAATGTTATCTTTGTAGCTGACGAGTTATCTGAGCTTTCAGAGGCTATTACTGAAGTTGCATTTTATAACTTGAGCAAAGGTTGTGAACGCTTTCAATTTATTGGAATATCCAACCCTGCTTCATACGTTGACGCTTTTGGTAAGTTTGCTAAACCAAAAGAAGGATGGGAAACTATAAACGTAGACGATGATGATTGGGAAACATCCCGTGGAATTTGCTTGCACTTTGATACTCTTAAAAACCCAAACATGATTGCTGGAAAGAAAGTTTATTCATGGATGGATGCTCCTGAAGATTTAGAAAAAGTTCCAGTTGAAGAAAGGAATACTGCTTCATACTGGAGGATGTATCGTGGATTTTGGTGTCCTGCTGGTGTGTCGGATCAAATCTATTCTGAGGTTGAAATACTTAATGCTAAAGCTACAGACAAAGCAATATGGTTAGACAATAATCTGATACGAGTTGCATTCCTAGACCCATCGTTTACTAATGGTGGAGATAGAACTATTCTTTACTTTGGAACTGTTGGGAAATTAGCCGAGCCACATGGATTCAGCGGATTGCAATTCGACGAATACATTCAATTCAGTGAGGATGTTACTGATAAAACAATGACTAGATCACAGCAAGTCGTTAAATGGTTTAGAAACGAGTGTATCGCAAGAGGTGTTCAACCATTAAACGCAGGATACGATAAGTCTGGTGCTGGTGGTCCTCTTGGTGACTTTATATCCGTTGCTTGGTCGAAAGACGTATTTGGTCTACAATTCGGTGGTAGGGCATCAGAAAAGCCTGTTAGCGCATACGATCCAACTCCAGCACATGATAGATATGTAAACCATGTTTCTGAAATATGGTACTCAGCTAAAGAATACATGAGGACTGGTCAGATAAAAGGTATCGGTTCAGACCTTATGGTTGAAATGTGCCAACGTAAACTTGATCCTAATGGAGAAAAGAATCTTAACCTTCGCATTAAAGTTTTACCAAAGACAGAAATGAAATCTAGGTTTGGTATGTCCCCCGACATTGCTGACGCAGGAATGGGTCTATTAGCTCTCGCAAGAGAAAGATTGAATCTTGATTCATCTAATGCTACAAAAGCCTTAAATCCAAGTAATCAATCAACAAGTAAATCTTGGAAAACATTATTTGGGAAATTTGATATTTATACAAAACGAAATTCATTTATGTAGATGAATAGAAATGTTACATTGATTGTATTTGAGGGAGTTAAGTCACGTCACTCTGAATCTGAAAAATTATTTAAATACATTTGTTCTTTAGGGGATTTTGGAGATGCAGTGTTTATACGTGATGATTGTAATTATAAACAAGCTATGCAGTGGGAAATAGGTTTGTTTTATGAATATGTAAAAACTTCACATGCATTAATATGTACACATGATGGATTTATTTCAAATCCCAATTTATGGAAAGATTCTTGGTTAAAATATGATTTGATCGGATCTCCTTGGCCTGAATATTATAATGTAAACAATCGTGTTGGTAATACTGGATTTTCATTACAATCAAAAAACTTTTTAGAAGTTGCTAAGTCGCACAGAGAATTATGGAATGGAGAAGCTGGAGATGTATTCTTATGTCAAATAATGCATGACAAATTTCGTGAATTAGGAATTAATTATGCTGATGTTAATGTTGCATCTGAATTTGGATGGGAACATTATATTGAAGAAAATACATGTGGTCCTAATATATCATTTGGATTTCATGGATGGGTTGCTGGAAAAACAAAAGAACATTATTATATATTTTAAAAAATATGAATTACGAATCAGAGACATCAAGGAGCAAGCATTTGCTAGAAAAATATTGTGTTGGAATTGGCATGGATGTTGGTTATGGAGGTCAAAAGATAACTGAATCAGCATGGGCATTTGATATGCCTCAACCATACACTAATGTAGGTGGTGACGCTCAACAACTACGAGGCGATTGTAGAAGGTTTGATTTTATATGTGATAATGCGTTGGATTATATTTATAGTAGTCACGTCTTAGAGGACTTTAGGTATAATGAACTAATTGATATAATAAAAGAATGGCGTAGAATTTTAAAACCTAATGGTTTTATTGTTACGAATTGCCCTAACCAACAGGTATTCTTGGCTCATTGTGCGGCAACAGGACAAGGAACTAACGATGCACATAAAGAACAAGATTTCTCATTATTAAACTTTAATGAAAAAGTGTTAAAGTTTACTGGAGATTGGGAGACTGTTTTTGAATATGATAACTTTAAACCTTACTCATGGTTGCAAGTTATTAAGAAAATAAACATTTAACCTTTTCAATTGATTGTAAAATTAATTGATTATTAATTCCTAATGGAATATCTTTAGATGTATCATTAAGTATTTTAAGCTCTATTTCTTTTCTTGTTTTATTTACTCCCTCTTGCATAACAAGTTGAATTAAATAATCAATGTAATGCGATTTAATTGTTTTATTATTCAACTGATATATCCATCCACCTACAGGACACTCAAACCTATCAAGTGTTTCTTTTATTTCTGCTGGAGGAATATCTATTTCTACATTGCCTATTTTTTTCTTAATAGATCCATCGCACGAATAATATGTATTGTATCGTTTAAAGATACAATCTGGAGTTTTTAAACATACTTCTAATATCGAATCATGTTTTAATCCTTCAGCTATGCAATTAGGGGAGCTTTGGTTTCCAATAAAGCATTCACAACTTTTTATAGCTATAGCTAGATCAAGGTAATTTTTTATTTTTAACCTGTCTATTTTTCCATATCTATTACAAAAAACATTATATTCTAAATCGCTTCCAACAAATAACATTTTATCCCTTAATGTATTAGTAAGTTCTTTCCACGCAAATAATGTATTATTATATCTTGATGTCTTGTTAACAATAATACTGCCATAAAACCTTTTGTCTTCAGGACAAAATAACCACTGTTTAGAAAAATCAACGGGTTGTTTTATCCAGTTAGCATGCAACTCAGCTAATGTTTTTCCAAAAGGATGCCCATTTTGTCTAAAATCTATAAACGATTTATCTATGGTTTGATTAGAATATTCACCACATTTTCCTATGTATGGTTGAATTTCCATTAATTCAGCAAGCATCCTTACTGCATACGGATTATTTTTAATATAATAATTTCCTCCACCACATGCTTGAACTGAGGCAAGGCTAAGTATTATATCACCTAGATCCTTGCTATGTAAAAAATTCATAGACCTTCTTTTTTCCAACAGTAATCTATCTTTTTAAAATCTTCCTTTAAGTGGTCAGGAAGACCCGCTTGTTGAATATTTAATGGAATGTGTACCGCCGCCTTCAATGAACAGCTACAGACCAAGCATGCGCCAAGTTCACTGTCCCTGTGTGTCTTCCTTTTTCCAACTATAGAGTGTATGATTGATAGGACTCCAGCCATGCATGCCCCACAACCAAATTGAAGTGTTCCATTCATTGGACATGATGCACACATGTCTGCTCTCCAGTTAGCAAGTTGCTGTGAAACAAAAGCAGGTTTTCCAGACATTGTTTTTAATGCCCAATTTTTCATCATGTTTAAAAATGAAAGTGCAGCCTGTAGTGTTAATGGTCTTCGCGTTACATTCTTCATGCTTGCTCTAATGCAAGATTTCCCCCACTGAGGATTTTGTTTGCACATCTCAGAAAGGAATTCTTGTTCCCACACTGGCGATAACATTACATTATTTGCAATGCAATGTTGAGTGTACATCTTGGCTATTGAGTCAAAATCATAGTGGCTAAACTCAATTCCTGTAACTGGGTGTTTTATCTTCCACCCTCCATTTGGTGATACTGTTTTGTTTATTTCAAATTCAATCATCGCATCGACATTCGTTTTACTGCTCTAGTTGCACGTTCATTTGCATCTTTTGAGTATTCTTCAAGTTGAGATTGATACCTTGAAGCGTCCATTCTTTCAAGACTTTTACGACTTCTAAACATACTTTTACTCACTGAGTCACCATACGTCTTTACATACGCATAAAACTCTTCGTTTGTCATTGGACGTTCTAATTTTGCTTCAGCATTCCTTCTTGTAGGAATAGTTGGACCATCTCCTTTACTTAGAACCAATTCATTAAGCTCATTCATTGGTGTATTTTTAGGAAAAGAAAACACCATTGGTACTCCTAACTTGTACAACTTATCTCCCCAATCGTCTGCACGTATTGGTTGTCCAAAAGCATTCAATGCTTTAGTTCCAATCATTGGTCCTACTATTGGTATGTTAGAATATATTGCTCCAGACATAGACGATCTATCAATCGGATCATTAATTAAATCAGATATATTCCTAGCAAGAGATGTTCCAACTATAGGAATAAACGTCTTTCCAAAGTATCCAGCTTGAGATGCCACTTCTTCTGGAAGTTGACCAGCACGATTTGCATTGAATAACGACTTACCAAATGCTGCATATGGTCCACGTTGAGCTAACGCCAAGA